CTGGCCAAAGCTGCTTTCTAGCGCCCATTGCGAGGCAATAAGCTCAGGAAAGCGTGCGCCAACACGGAGAGCGCAGCCGAAGACGCCTTCCCAAGTATTTGCGACAGTTGTCATTTAGCGCGGAAAACCGTCTTCAGTCCTTCAATGATAAGCTGCAAAACGTTATTGCTGCGCCAAGGAGAATGATCCAGAATTTGGTCTGCAGCGGCAATCAGGATGCCACCAATGACAAACCATTGAATCGGTTCCATAATATTGTTGCGATTTCCTAAAGCCTAGCGCTGAATTTCCAAACTGCGAACTCTTCCTTCTAGTCCTTTCATGTTGTTTGTCAAATCGTCTAGCTTTTCAGTGATGCTTTCAATTTGAGTGACAATTTTTACCTGTTGATTTCCAATGGTAATCATCATCCCACCAGTAGCGAGGAGCATCCCTGCAGTTAGGACCACGGCAAAGTCCGCAAGTTTAGCTTGCCAAGGATTCATTTGCCATAGTAGTCATTTTACTTATTATAGACTTTTGATCATCCCAAGGTTTTGCTTGTAAGCTTGTAAGAGGATAACTAAATAGGACTATGGGGATGCGAAATGGACCCGAGGAACTCCTTCAGTCATTGTCCGAATTGCGTCCTGGAGAAGCTAAGCGTCGATTCCGTCGCGGCATCTTTGAAGACTATGCATTAAAGGGTCCGTTTGGGCATAGTTCTTGCGCCTATTGCGGACAATGGCACGAAAAGCTTACCATTGACCACATTGTTCCTAAAAGCAAAGGAGGGCCACACTTTGCAAAATGGAACAGCGCACCGTCTTGTTTAGCCTGCAATGCAGACAAGAGCAATTTCTCTCTTTTCGAATGGTGGAGGCCGAAGCAATTTTGGAGCCAACAGCGTGAAGAGATTCTGCTTAGCTGGATTTACCACCATAGTTTTGTGAGTGCCCATACAGACCTTTCTAGTTGGGAGGCATGGTGTGAGGCTACGCAGCGAGTGCTGCCATTGCATGAAAAAGGGGCCTCGTTTGGCCCCTTTCCTCCATCTTTATTGTGCGCTTAGTTTACTTCGTTAACACGGTAAAACATGCCTTCAGACGGTCCCTGGCGAACAGTTGGCATGGGACAAAAGCCATCAGGACATCCGCTGGTCATGTAGTCATCAGGGTCATAGTTAAGGGGGATTTTTTCAATCCATGCGTCCATTGGTTCTTCCTTTTCTTTGTTTTGATTATTGTCTAGCACTGTAAGCAAACGAGACAAATACCACTGTGCTTTCTTTAGATCTTCGGCGCCGTTTTTATTTTCATAGCGATAAAGATACTTAATGCAATTGCCCTTAAGGAATCCTTTAAAAGCCTCTTCTGTCATTGAAGCTTCAATGGCATCAATGCATTCCACCCCTCCTTTTTGGTAATGCTGGGGGTTGATGGCGTCGGTCATTTTAGAATTGGTAGTTGTTTTCAATGAAAGCATCAAAGGCTTCAGGCGCTACGTCCCTGCCAAGAACCAAAAGTGCTTTGGCATAGGCAGTGATTTCACTTTGCGCCCCATGTCCCACTCGTAACGAAATGAAATGGAACAAAGCCTGGAGGGAACAGGTCCAAACAAAGGAAGTGTACAGAGCTGCAGGGAGAATGGCTCTGGCTTGTTCCTTGCTCACCCCAGTAAGCAGAAGCCCCTCGTAAGCCTGCGTACAAGCCTCCAGGGCACGAACGTACTGCGTAAGCGCCAAGAGCTGGTCATTGGCAGTAAGTACGCCGTCAGAGGCTTGACGGTTGCTTTCGCTTTGCTTTGCAAACTCTCTGGGAATGTAAAACTCAGATTGATCTGCTGAGCAGTAGCGAAAGCTCTTTTCATTCCAACCAAGTTGGTCATCAACATAGGTGGAAGCAATAGTATGCTTATACCACTGCCTTGCCACGAACAAAGGAGCCTTGACTGCCCATTTGAACACCACGCCACGAAAGGGAGAAGTGTGATGGTTCTTGGCTAGATAGCGAAGCAACTTTCCATCCTTGTCAGACCATTCAAGACTTTCGGAATCAAACGACTGGCGAGCGTCATTGACCACGGAAAGACTGTTTCCCATGGAATCAAGGAGACGAAGAGAACTCTTGCCATCGCCTAAGGGATCAATTTGCATTAGCTTCTTCCTCCTTGCTGTTTTCAAGGATAATTTCATGGGATTCGGAGCGAACCTCCATCATTGCTGTAGCCATACAATAAGAAATCGTGGCAATGCCTGTACACCATTCTTCAATTGTTTTTGCATCGTTAGGGAGAGCTTCTGGCGCATAAACAAGAATAAGTTGTGCCATGGTATTCAAGGCAAATTCATCTAGCAAATCAGAAAGCGGCACTGTATCAGATTCTGGTAAACAGTGTTCATTGATCATTTGGGGATGCAGGCGATGGGGCGGATGCGTTGAATTGCGACTGTACTAGAAACGAGAGCATCTTTTTGCTCCCATTGGACCATTGCAGCTTTTCGTCCGTTGGCTCCTTTTGTAAAGCCCTGGAAGGTGCCGTAGGTGCTCGTGGGTACCAAGCCAGCCCCTGTGAAGGCGACCAGTACCACGCGCTCTCCTGGCGTCCAATCATGGTCTTTCGGCGAACGACTCAGCTTATACTGTCGGGAAGCCGGATGCAAGATTTCGGCTTTTTCCCCATCGTCCACCACTCTGTCAAACTGCCGCCAATTGTCCTTTGGTAGTAACCTAGTAACAAAGGACGGACCTGCCACTATGGCTGAATACTGTTTGCCTGTAAGCTTTGACTACAATGGGCGAAAGCACATTGCAAGCATGGGACCATTTGAGCACACAACTGAGCGCGAATTTGCTTTAGCTGTAAACCGTAAGGCAATTAGTGAATGCAAAAGCGTTGATCAACTAAGAACAGTTGCAACAAATTTGCTTGAAGGGTGGTGCTCCATGCAAACTGCAGTGCAAAGCTTAGTGCTAGAGAACATTGAACTTCGTCAAGTGATGGGAAAAAACGAAGTGGACATGGAAGCAGCAGAAGAGCTACTTAGTCAAGCAAGCCGCATCATCGAGCATTTGCAATGTGAGCAGCAATCACCGAAAACCAAATGGCGTCTTTGGCCATGGTAGAAGTGAGGAGAAAAATCGTCCAATTGCTGGTGTAAGCGAGATTGTATTTACGACAATCCCTTTCGTAGCCTGAACCAGTGACATGGCGACCACGATTAAATACACCACCTTGAATTTCAATGCCAGTGCGAGAATTGGGGTGAGCAAAATCTAAGCGATAGCGTTTGGAACGTTTGCTTTTGGAATAGCGCTCTTGGTAATCTTTTTCCCAAGCTTCAATATCAGAGAACTCGCGCTCAAGGATTAGCTGAGGCTGTTTCGCCTGCCAAAGACTAAGAAATTGATCTTCAAGAGCGCTCAAGGTCAGACTGCAGCTAGTTGCACCTTAGCACTTTGCCGTTGGTAGTGGCCTTCGTAAAGCTGACCAACTGTTTCAATGCCAAAAAGAATAAGCTGAGCAATGCCTTCATTGGCATAGAGCTTGATTGGAAAGTGAGTTGGATTAACCAAGCACATGGTTAGGTAGCCAGTCCAGCCAGGTTCAATGGGGAGAATGTTGGCAATCAAGCCGCAACGCCCGTAAGTGCTTTTACCTTGACACAAAGCAAATATATTGCTTGGCATGGAAATCAGTTCAAGGCTAGTGCCAAGGCCACAGCTATGAGGAGGCAAGAAAAAAGCACAAGAGCCGTCGTCGTACTCATATAGCTCAGCAGATTCCGGCTGCGCCTGGAAGTCCTTTGCATCAAGAGTACAAGGCGATGGATCCTCATTGTTCTCAAAAACCAAGAATTCAACGGACGAAAGGCGAATGTCGTAGCCTGCCTGGGACAGGCCAAACGAAATAGCTTTGGTGCCATTATCAAGCGTACGTTGTTTTGAACCAACGTAAGGAAGGAATAGGTCGTTTTCAGCCAACTTGCTGATTTGAATGTCGTTGAGCAGCATGGTTAGTAAAGAAAGGAAAGGGGCGATTGCTCGCCCCATGGACAATCAACAATCAGAACAGGTCGCTGCCGCTACTGCCGCCAATAGCTTCATTCACCCAAACGCTGGCGAAGCCTTTGGCGCCATCTTTCTGACCTTTGAGCTTGACACTTCCCGTAAAGCCGGGGGCGCGATCAGAAGTCTTTTTGGTGTTCTCCCAAACGGCAAGGTCAAGGGAATAATTCCCTCGCTCATTAGGACCAGCAGCCTTGAGTGCATTCAGCAGCCCAGGAGTGAGATCAACGGCGGCAGTGATAGGGGGCCTGTTGGCCATGGGTGTTTCTCCTTAGGAGTGTTGGTGGCGCCCTGTTGGGCTTGCCCATCTTACCCTCTGTCCATGGTCAGCGCAAGGGCCTTGCCGCCTGGGTAGTGCTCTTTGAAGTATCTCTTTACAGTGTCTCGCATGACCATCTGCTGCTGCACCAGCTCAAAGCCGTCCATCTGCAGAATTTGCAATTCAGCTTCACGCTCTGGAGCCTCAGGATCGTACACACTGATCACACAATAAGCTTGATCAATGTCAATGCCATACTGTTGCTCAGCGGCCATTGAATATGCACCAAGCTGCTTTTTATAGTCAGCTAATTGATAGTCAGGCTTCACCTTGTAACTGGTTTTCCAATCCATCAATGCAATGGCACCATCAGCCATTAAAGCAAGTTGGTCAAGCGTACCGCTATAACCAATTAAGTCATCGCCTCCCCACCATGACACTGCACTTTCAGCAAGCACAGGCTCTTCGATAAGCTCAAGGAAAGGATCAATGGCGTCAAAATATGGTTTCCATTCTGGCTTACGGGCCAGATGGTTCTCAATGTCTTCCCCATTGAATAAATCTTCAATCACACCATGCATCCAAGTGCCACGGTCGGCAGCAAGACGAGTGCGACGATTTGCTTCGTCATTGCCCACCTTTTTGCGCCAGTTGATTAGCGCCATGATCTTGGACACTGGTGCCATGGAAGACAGCACAGTAGTCACTGATGGCAACAACATGCCTTCTGGCACATTTGGGAACTGGTTACATGTGTAATGGCGTTTGCCATCCAAAGAGATCCGACTAGGCTCGTAACGGGGAAGAGAAAGACTCACGGCAGTTCCTTCAATTGTGCTTTTAACTTGCGAATACCAGTAAAGAAATAAGCGTAGTCCCTGGTTTCAGTGATACGCTTTTCTTGGTCGCAAACACGACAAGTGCCCATCCAAGTGGATGAGCACCCAACGCTATACACTCCCCATTGACCACCACATTCTTTACAGCAAACAGTGGCATCTTGCAGCTTTTTAATCAATGCTTTGATTTCACGCTTCGTCATTGTGTTCCATGCAAGTTGCTCGTGCTTGCCATAGCAATGCTTGGCACAGTAGTTCATCACTCGGGTCAATGTTCTCGGCATACACTGCATGAGCAGACTGCCATGCCAGGAGCCATTGGTCTTTTGAAGGGAATTTCCAGGAGGTCATTCGTCTATGTCAAAGAAATGTTCAATTGGTACAGCACCAACGGTGACTGCCAAAAAGATGGCAAGCGGAAATAGTATGGTGATGACAATAAAAGCAAGGACGATCATAATAAGTAATCAAGAACTGTTACAATAAAGCAAGCGCCAATTGCTGCCCCAATATATACGCCAATTCCTCCACCAATCATTGCGCCAATAGCAACAGACAAGGTAAGGAGCAGAAATATTCCACCCACTATTGCTGTTCTAAGTAAAAAGTCTCGAAAGAATTCCAAGATGATCATAGTGCGTTCAATGGAGATCCATCAGGATTGACAATCAAAGCCCCAGCAAAGGCCCGTACGAGACGGGCCGCTGCCAGGTCTATTGCTTTCCCTGTACGAACGCCACAGCGCCTTTTATGGCTTGCTCAAGGGTACCTTCAACGCAGATGGCGCGAAGAGTGTCAAGGTCTTTTGCCATTGTCTCCTTAGAGACTTTGATCCCTTTCTCCTTAATCCAAGAAGTGACCATGGTGGTAACTACATTGGCAAACATCTCCTTGTCCTTGATGTCATCACCTTTGGAAAGGCCAAGGCTTTCGAGCGCAGCCTTGCCAGCCATCATGCTTGTACGCTCATCGGCGTAGCCAAGAGCGTTGGCTTTACAGAAGCCAAGAAGCGCTTCTTTGCCATTGAACTCACTGGCTGCGCTGGCGGCAGGAAACCCTCCTGTTCCAGCAGGAGCAGCAGGCTCCGCAACTGGCGCTGCCTTCGCACTTGCCCGCGCAGCAGGCTTCGTTGTCTCCTGTTGGAGCGGGAGCTTGGGCAGTTCCTTTTCATCGCTCTTGGGGATGTCTTCCCCAGAATACAACTTGAGGCCAAGGCCAGTGAACGTGGCGATGCACTTCACACTAGCCCGTTGAATGTTGTCGCTCACTGCACGAGCATTTAGCTCAATGAGAGCATTGTGCTTGTTGTCCATCAAAGGAAATACAAGCGCAGGAGTGCGTTTGATACCGTCCGTAAGGTACGGGCGGAGCAGCCAGCAACTGGTCTGCCCAAACACTGGCCAGCCCATTGCACTTTCCTCAAACGCCACATACAGCGCAGGGAACTGCGTTTTCAAATAGCGGAAGGCAAACGGCCAAGACAGGTAGGAGAGCCCTTTGTAGTTCTTTTCAACGTGCTCGCCAATTGGCAAATCGTAAGCAGCAATGAATGCTTCAGCCGAAATCTCAAGGGGAGTAAAAATGCCGTTCATGCGGTCAGCCATAGCAAGGGAAGCGGGTGTGTCCATAATGAAATCAAAAGAGGAGAACATCGCAACTAATTGTCGTCGTTGCGATAAAAGATGATAACTTTAGCCGGCTTTTCGTTTTCCGCGAAAAGAATGCTTTCGCCAGGCAAAGGCCAATCGTGCATGGTCCGAATGTCGGAGATGATCTCCGTGTACTTAAGACTAAAGACCTCTCGATGTGGCCCTAGGTCTTCAAAGCTTGTAAGCACTTCAGGGTCTTGATCTCCCATAGATTGCTGGCATTTGGTCAGCGCAAGGATTAGTTCGGAAAGTTTCATGGTTCAGAATGATCAAAGACATAATGCCAAGCATCGCCAGAAAAAAGCAAGCTTCCATCGGTGATTGGAGTGGAGCGGATGATGCGTTCTAGGGTTTCAGAACGTGAAAGCTGGGCGTCTTTAGCAATTAAGGACAAGTGGTCGAAAGTCCCTATGGACAAGCTGAAATGGCGACGTTGCTTGCCGCCTTCGTAAAGGCTTTTTGGCATGGTGAGCTGCAAGGTTCGTAGCCACAATAACCCCAGGGGGAGCCCTTGCAATGGCTGCTCCCATAAGCGTTACTAATCGTAACAAAGGGGTGCTTGCCTACCTGCTGGCTGCCATGATGGTCTGTGACCTTGCCTCTGCGCATTGATGACCTTCTCAATTTTGGACTTCCTAGAGCAGCTAGAACCGAGCAAGGAAAAAGGAAAGTTTACCTGCCCTGCCTGTGGCGGCAACGACTTCACCGTCAACAAAAACACTGGAGGCTACAACTGCTGGCATGACCCCAGCCCTGCCCACAGAGCCGAGATCAGAGATGCCTTGGCTCCAATGGTTCGATGGGAGAAACCATTCCGCAGTGCAGGCTCTTATGAATTTCCGTACAAGGACAATAATGGCACAGATTTGGTAGTTGTCCATCGTAGTGATGACAATGGGAGTAAGCGCATTTGGCAAAACTTTCCCACCATTGATCATTCTGCGCCAAGTCATAAAGTGCAGTTGCAGGAGATTAAAGCGCATGTGCTTCCCTATAAATACAAGGAAGCAATAGAGGAAAGCGAGCGTTCTGGGCTACCTATCATCATCGTTGAAGGAGAACTTACTTGCCAGTCAGTCTGGAGCATTGGACTACCTTCAGTTACCTTTCTGGGAGGCAGTAAGCAATACCGCACCAATGGAGACTACTCCCATCTTTTTAAGAAGCACAAGATTGTCCTTGCTCCTGACCGTGATGAACAAGGCGTTGCCTTCATGCGCGAGATTGAAACAGACAATCCTGGTGCACAATGGCTTTATGCAGATCCACGATCCTGGGAATGGCAGAACCTGCCAAGCGGTAACGGCCTAGATCTGGCGGATTACATTGAAGAAGGAGCTACTAAGGACGATTTACTTGCTTCTATTGTTTCGAAAAGTAAGCACGCTGGACAAGATGGAAAGCCCTCTTATGAGGAGATCATTTCCACCATTGAAAACTTTGTTGGTCTCTATGCTAATGATGCTCGTATTGCTTATGAAGCCAGTAATTGGTTAGAGCAACGTGGTGTGAAGATGAGCCAGCAAAATATGGCTCAAATCATTGAAGAAGCGAAGAGTCGCATTTATGGCAAAGAAGAAATTGAGACCATTGATGCACTTACCATTGCCAACTCTGAACAATGCAGAGAATGGCTTATTGCTGGCATTATTCCACTTGGAAGTGTAACTCTTCTAGCTGCATCGGGCGGAACGGGAAAGAGCACATTAATTTATAATTGGGCACTAAATATAGCTCTTGGACAGTCGTGGAGTGGAAGACGTTGTATGCAAGGAAAAAGCCTCATAATTCAGAGCGATGAACCATTGGTGGACACCAGCGAGAAACTCAATGTGATTGGCTTTCAGGATGCTGGCATGGAGCCTGGCACCATTGCATTCTGGGAGAACTGGCGCTTTGGTCACATGAGGCAGCTCGAAGACTATGTGAGGAAGCATCGCCCACTGTTTATTGCCATTGATTCTCTCACGGCTTGCCTTGCAGGCATGGACGTGGATTTGATTAAGAGCAATGCTGGTGATGTGATTTATGGCCTACGAGACATTGCCAATCAATATAAAGTGAGCATCATGATTCTTCACCACTTAAATAAAAGTGGAGGGCTACGAGACTCTACTAGCTTCGTTGACAATGTGAGCGAAGTGGTTAAGCTCACGCGTCCAGAAGGCAATCCCGATCCTAATCAGTTCCATTTGGAATGGCTGAAAAGCAGGAGTGGTCTCACTGGTAAGCACATGCTGCAGCGCGATACGCTCAACTATGGCTGGAACTATGCTGGCCCTCTCGGAGGCTCCCTGGAAGAGCTTGATCAGTGCGTTAATACAGTCACCATGCGCAAGACAGAACGCCTTTCCAGGCAGCAAGTGGCGGCACTATCAGGGAGCTGGGACGTGGCATCCACTGGCAAGATGCTTGAAGTGGCACGTCGTCAAGGTTTCATCAATAGCAGCTTTCAAGACGGTCCCAACAATGAAAAGATCCGGCTGTACCATTCTTGGGAATATATAGCTCCCCTTTGGGAAGAGGTAGAAGGAGCTATTGCTCCCAAGGAAGACGATTCCTGTCCCTTCTGAAATAAGCATGGCTGGTTTATGATTGAATCAGTCATGCTTTTACTATCATGTCAATTATTTGGGACTCAGGCTTCAAGCGTAAAGTAGAAGCCGTTTCTGCCCCCATTGAAACTCCTCCTTCACTTCCTTTGGTGCAGGA